AAATAGGCTAACTTTTGGGGAATTAGTTAGCCCATTTTTTTGCAGAGAAGGCACTGACCACCAGATGCCTTAACCTTAACTTAACTTAAAGTTATGTAACAGGCCATAACTTTTCTTTAACCAAGGCGACAATCTCATTATCAATGTCTGTCTCCGTGGAAGCCGCATAGTCCTCAAGCAATCCAATCACAAGCGATTTTACCGCATTGGATTTGACAAAGAACTTCAGTATTGGCTTGATAAATCGAATCATGTTTTTGTAATATATTCTTTTCAACTGTAGACAAATTTGCTAGTTTTAGCAAAAAGGTCTTTTTATGGAAGAACTTGAAGAAGAAAAACAAAGGCCGAATATTGTTGCAACTTTTGTTCAACTTGTGGTTCTTGGGTGGTCATTGGCGGTAATTTCTTGGTCGTACTATAATCCGAATCCCGTAAGGCAAATTGATACGACCTTTGCCGCAGGCTTGCTTTCAGGCGTCCTTACGCAATTTGGGGTTGACCTAAAAAGTAAGAATAATGACAAAAAAAAGTTAAAAGGTAAAGTAGATATAGTAGACAATAAAAACACAAAAGTAGGTATCAAATGAAAAAATTACTTCTTATTTTATTTTTGCTTCCATCCGCTGCAATGGCCGATATGACGTCAACAATTACGTCATCTGTACAAATTGAAGTTATGAGCGCAGCAACAGCGGCTGATAGGGTTGCAAACTCTTATTCGGTTTCTGGTTCAGGTGTTACAACTACAGACGGAACAACAGCGGGCGTTGTTGGCGGGCTAGGAACAGCCACTAACGGCGTAAATGCGTTTACTACAATTACAGCATCACAAAGCACCGCAGGGGAAAATTTCCAATTTACTCAAAGTTGGTTGGAAGGTGATGCAGTACCAACTTCAGCGGTTTCTACAGGAGCAGTTGCAAATTTTTCTGATTTAACATCTACAGCGGCAGGGGCGCTTGGCAATGGTGCCGCATCTATAGATAATCATGTAATTTCGGTTACAGGTGGCGATGCGGGTTCTTCAATAACTGGCCAATATGTAACAACACTTTCTGTGGATTGATGAAAGATGCGCAAGCTGTTATTAATATTTTTATTTTATGCAATACCTAGTTATGGACAGCCAGTTACCCCAAATTTTACAACTGGTACTATGTCTAGTACTACTAATACAACAACTTCAATTCAAGAAACCATTGTTTCAACTGATTATTTTGGCAATTCTTATGAATATTCTGTTACAGGAACAGGAATATCAACAGACGGGGCTGTCGCACCTAACACAACCGATGTATCCGCAACAGTTAATGGACAAACTTACACTTATACAGGGTTAGATTTATCGACAGGCAACAAACCAGTATTTACATTGACAAACCCAACAAGCGGCGCGGCCTTTCAATATTCAGAATCTTACAGGGGCGCAGGAGGGGTTTCAAATATAACCACAATTACGCGGTCAATAACTTCAGAATCGGTAGTCACATCGCAATCTGTGTTCTCTCAATAGCTCTAACACCCTTAGAAGCGCTTGCAAACGCTGTAAGCCAATCAAACAACGGAAGCGTCACGAATATGGCTATACAATCCCTGACAGGCAATATGACTACGAATCAGTTCGGTGGCAATATTGTTTGTCAAGGCGCAACTCTCACGTTTTCCCCGTTTGTAACTTTTGGCGCAAACTACCGTAAGCCTTTTAGAGATTATTATCAAACGCCTTTTTACGACCCGACTGATGCAAATGATGATGGAGTGCCTGATAATGCAGGCAATATTTTGTTTTATGAACAAAATTATTCAGGAACAAATAAAGACAGTTACGCCGTAAATACAGGGTTTAGTTTAAATTTTACAGTTCCACTCGATAGAAAATTTCAAAATCAATGTTCACAAGCGGCAACAACGCAAGTTAAATTACAACAACAAGTATTAGAAAATAAACGTTTAGACTGGGCTATAGCGCGAATTAAGGAATGTGGAAAATTAAAACAGCAGGGAATAATGATTGCAAAAAATTCAGAATTTTATAATTTATGCGCAGATATTTATATTGACAAAAAACCAAATCAAGTTATTCCACATACTCATAAATTGAAGTAGATAAGTCACGGGTTGATAACTCATCTACGGATTTTATTTTACTATTTTTTTGTTTTTTTTGTAATTAATTTTTTAATTATTGGCTTTATAGCATTTAAAATTATGGGCGAGGATGCGGCCACAAATCCAATCACGGCTGTTGAAATTATTGTCGATACTTCTGGGATATAAGATTCTTGAAATTTAACTGGTTCCCAGATAATATTACATTCTCCGTTAACTAATTCAAAGGCTTTTACCTTCTCTAATTTTTGGGAATTTGCATACGAACCAACGCGCAGGGGTTGTTTTGGATCAGGACAAGGCGGGATTGTTATTTTCTCTTTTTCTTTATCTTTTGGAATATTTGGTGTTTTTGTTTCTGGTGGCTCTGGCATTGAAGCTTTCGGTTTTTGCTGTTCTTCAACAATTTCTATTTTTTTTGGGTCGTATTGAATTGGAAGGTATGATGGCATTTCACCGCTTGAGCCGCAATCGTAAAAAGAACCATTAGGGTCATCATTTACTATTTGTGTATTTTTTATAGAACTATCTCGATGAGTTTTTATACAACCTAATAAATCTATAGTTGGCGGGGCTACATTTATAACACTTGGCGAAGGAATATAATTATTTAAATTTATTGTAGAAATAGCAGGTATTTTTATTTGTTTTATTTCCAACTAAAATTTTGGCAATGCTTGAGGTAAAGGTAAAGATTCTCCTGTAACTTTTGGTATTTGATTATCAAGTATTTTTGGCATCATCTGTTGAACGTTTGCCAACACTTCATTCATCATACGATTTTTAAATTGTGGCGAAGTAACATATTTATATCCAAAGTAACCCCCGCCCAACATTGACGCGCTGATTATAAAACTTAAAATAGATAATATTTGAGAAATACGAGCCATGATTCGAGAAGCATTTTTAAAAGCGTTAGTGCCTGTCACTATTATAACTTTTTGCGGAATCTGTGCATTAGCGCCGTTATATCTGACCCTTGGAATAATGACAAGACAAATGACAGAATCTAAGAATTAGGTTCGTCAGGGTACTGGGTCATATTAGGTGTAACAACTTCATCTTTTTCTGTTGATCCATAAAGAGTTACTAATGCCGCTGTATCTTTGCAAGCATCTATTTCTTTTTCCCTAGTATCGCAAGCTGTACGCACTCCATCACGATAGGTGGTGATTGATGCAGGAATTGCAGTAGATTTTTCTGCTTTTCTTACAATATACCAATCATATTTTGCTAATAAACTGCAAGCTATATCTTTTTCTTGTGCCTTTAAAATTGATTTAACACCTAAAGTTTTTATTTCTTTTCCATCAACTGTTTCTGTTTTATCATCAAGTGCTTTTGCAGTCCCATCACCCCAGTAAAAACGTGAATCGTATGTTTTGGGATCTTCTACCTCAGTAATACCAAGATCTTTTTTTTCTTTTGCTGTAGATAATCTTAACCAGTTAGCAGGGTATTGAATATCCTTGTGGGTAAATGCCACATCAACAGCTAAAGGTTTTCCGTCTAATTTAAATGCCATACCTTTATATTACCTTGCCCTTGCATATTTGAAAGGAGATTCTGCAAATGCAAAATATAAATAAGTATTATTAGTTGCATTATAATTATTATCGTTGTCACGAATTTTAAATCCATTTGATAAAAAATCAATCCCATAAAGACCACCTGTATATTCAACATTATTTAGATTGGGATATAATGTGTTATTCATTTCATTAAAGGGTGATCGAAAAGCATCATCAATTACCCAATGACCCGTAGAATCTGTTCGTTTTATCATTACCCAAGCCGGTCTAAAGCCAGTAAAAACAAACGTACCTGAGTTTGACCCGTTGCCTTTATATGATCTAAATCTACTAAAACCTTCAACTTCATTAAAGCAATAATTTATTTTTCCTTCTCCACTTCTGCTATATGTAAGACTGTTACTGATTGAAAAAACTGTTGATGTAAATGTTGATAATGATGAATCTGTTTTTGCATTAGTTAAATTTAAATATAAGTAATCTAAACTGCCATCAATCGCAGTAGTCAATACAACCCAAGAGTATCCAACTCCATTGTTATTTTGAAAAGTATGATCTTTTGTAATTACTACTTTAGGGGCTATTCCTAACCCATGTCCAATAGTTTCAGCATTACCAGTTCCTACATAACGAACAATAGAAAAGCCCGCTGTTAGATTTTTTTTAACTTTTGATAAAATCGATCCATCAAAATTAGTTGATCCTGTGGTGGAGTTTGTATTAATTTCTGCCCCCATTCCACTGTGGTTTTGACAGTAATAAAATAAATTTGCAACTCCACTCGCTACTGTGATTGTTGTTTTATATGCACTGTCATCTTTTGTAACCCCTGTTGTATATTCACTCCCTGCACTTGTACCACTGCTATGTGTTCCATCATTTGTTAAAGAAAATCTTAGTGGGTGTGATTGTGCAGTACTGTCGCTCCAGTCAAAAATATAAGTACCTCCCTCTTCTAAATCTAAATCTACACCATTCGTTCCAAATCCGGTTGTACCATCACTTTTAAAAAATTGATATTTGTTAGATCCAGTCCCATGACCATAATCTGTGCTGTCAGAAACAACTTTTACTTTAAAAGTTTTACTATCTGCATCACCGGCGTTCCAAGCCCAGTTGACAATACTCCAACCTGAATAATTTACTGAAGAAACATCTTCATATGGGCCAAGCGTAAATCCGTTATCATCAAAACTTACTAAATCGTTTGAGTCAGATGCAGTTATTTCTTTTATATTTGAATTACTAACTAATGCAAGATTAGGGCCTCTCATACTGTCGTATAGACCATGACTTGCGGTGTTACTTCTACTTTTAAACCAAAGCCAATCTGGTTTGAAATTTAAAGAAGTTATTGATTGCGAAGAGTTATTTCCTGTGTAAAGGGTTGTATCAAAATGTTTATTAGGTAGCAGTATTGTAGGGGCGGGTAAATTTGCAGAACATAATGTCTGATAACCTGTAGGAACTGTATAATTAAATGGACGTTGTCCAAAGTTTATACTTGCTGAAGAATCGCTGTCGTATGTAGAAAATCCTATAGCAAACGTGCCAGAAAGTCCTGTAAACGCTGTACCTTGACTAGTTCCGTTTTTATAAAAAATAAGCGTTCCATTATCTAAATCTAAAGCAACTCCGATAACATCATTGGCTGCATAATTTTCTCCGTAAGAAGAAGACGAACCATCATTGAATTTACCAAATAAATCACTGTAACAATAACTATTTGCAAGATAACCTAAATAATTAAGTTCACTGTCTGCGTCTTCTCTTGCAATTCCAATAAGTATTCTTAAGGAATGAACCTCCACTTCACAAAACCATTTTCCAGAAGAAACATAAATTGTGCTTAAATATGACCTAAAAGAATTTGCACTTCCAGAACCGACTAAATTTCCATTATCTATTACACCACCAGTAGAAGGTTTTTTTAAAAAATTCAAAGTAGCAAAATTATTTGTTGGTGTATCTTCTAAAGAATCATTATCAGTTCCCGCTGATACAGAAAAATTTGTTGGTGTAGAATTATTACCATTACCGCTTGAATCTTTGCCAAGTGTTGTTGCAGTTGTCCCAGAATTGTCTGAAAAATTTAAATAAAATCCATTTGTTCCATAACTTCCAGAGTATTTTTTAGGGTTATATTGACCTGTCGCTGCGTCTGTTTCTGCAAAAGATGAAGGTGTTAATGCTTGTCCATCAATAAAATTAATTTCTGCCATATAGCCATCAAAATGATTTCCAAGCCCTCCTCTTCTTCCAATACTTATATCAACATTTTGAGTTGGCATTTGTGTATTTGCATCAGCGGCATTATTTTGTGTTCCAAAATCTGTTTGTTCTACTCCATTTACATATAATTTTAACCTATCGGCAGCGGTGCTATTACTACAATCTGCAACACACATAATATGATACCAAGCACTTGGATCACGAAATTTTGCAGTTGTTATTAAACTTCCACCACTACTTGCTGCACCTTGCGCAAATCTTAAAGTATCATCTGTTTGAAATGCTAATTCTGTTCTTTGACCGCCCGAACTATAACTGTGAAAAATAGTAACTTGAGAGCCAAAAGTCAAAGCTGCACGTTTTACCCAACTACTCCAAGTCCAAGTTTTACG